GCCCGCGACCTTACAAGCCCGTGCGCGCAGGACGCGCAGCGGGATAGGTCTCTTTAACCAATTTTGTAATTTCGTCTGTTATGGCCTTGTGTTTGGCCGGGTCGGTGTCCTTGAGGAGTTTCCCTGTGGTCTTATCGACCATCAGATACCCGGGCGTCGCCCGCAGTTCGGCCATTTTCGACTCGGCCTCTTTCGGGGTTGCCCTGGTAATCTCGGCGATGAGGGCCTTGTGCTCGACGAGTTTCGCCCCGCAGTCCGAAACGAACTCGATGAAGTCAGGATCGTTGCCGAACTTCTGGAGCATATTGAATTGTTTCGACGGCTCAGGGCATATTTCGCTCACGAGTCGATTGGCGACGTGCATTCGTTCGTCGTAGGCACCGCCGAATCGCCTTCTCAATTCGTCGTTGGCGCTCTGTTTGGCCGCCTCAGTAGCCTTGTCCTCGCCAGCCAACAGTTCCGTAGCGGCCTCAGCCTCCGCCTTCATATACCCCTCGAATTGCGCCTGCGTGACGCCGAGTTTGTGTGCGATTGCCCTGGCCTTGTCCAGTCGGGCCGGGTCGAATATGCCCTTCAAGTCCGGCGGAATCTCGACCTTGTAATCACCGGCGGTTTTCGGCCTGCCGATAGCGGTAAAGAAGGCGTCCCTCTCGGCGTCGCTGGCGTTGGGGCCGGGCACTACCACTTTGTCCTTGCCGATCATCTTTTGGGCGTTGATGTGTTGGCGGACAAGTCCGGGAAAGTCGGTTACGACCTTCAAGGACTCTTCACCGCGAATATCTTCGGGCAGGCTATCTCGCCAAGTCTCGCTGAATTTCCCGGACGAATCGACGATTGCCACTGGTGCTGGTGTTCCTTCTGGTTCTGGCATTGTTACTCTCCTGTACCTGTAGTTGTGCTTGACGTTTTCGTTGTGGTGCTCTCAACCTTAACGGTCGGCGGAGCGACTTTTGGTTCTTTTGGTTTTGGAATATGATCCTCGCGCACGTAGGCGGGGCGCTTGGAATGAAATTCACCGCAAGTAATCTCCTCTTTACTGACGCGCGATCTGCTCTTGCCGCCGTAGGGCGGGAATCGGTAACAGGTCCCTTCGAGGTAGTATTTGCATTGTCCACAGTTCATACAATTCCCTCCTCGTTGATAGCGTGGCTTGCCTTTTCGGCGTAGGGATCGGTGTTCAGCATTTTGTAGATGTACAGCAAGACGCTTCTTTGCCCGGCCTGGTACATTTCAGTATTGACATCGAGTTTCGGGTTTACCTGGAGCGATGACCTATCGAAGGCCGGGCATTTCACCCTCAAATCGGCAAGGACTCTCTTGCCGTGCTCGCTATGGAACACGAGACTGAAATCGGTAATCAGTTGTCGGCCACGTTTAAGCATTTTTCTTTCGTCTCTTTCGCTTGAGGGCCCGGGCGTACTTCTTCTTGTTCGGATGCACACCCGTTATCGTGCCTTTGTTTGCGGATGCGTAGAAGACCTGTTCGCCCTTCTTGCCGCCGTACTGTTTCTTCATGGCCGCCAGTATCTTAGAGCCTTTGGATGTAAGTGGCATATTATTTTGCTCCCGTTAGGGCAGTCTGCGCTTCTTGAGCGGGGCTGCCCTCCTCGGCGGCGGCGGAAGTGTCTTTATATCCTTTCGCCGCCTGCTCCATCATCTGCATTTGCATCTGCGCCTGTTGTAGTTGCTGTCTCTGTTGGCGAATCTCGTCCCGTTCTCGAATTGGGCGGATATGGTCGGTCTTAACTCCGAGCGATTCACCAAGGTCCCTTGCCGCCTTGTCGTGGTCAACATTATCCTTCACTCCGGGGAAGATCAGTTCCATCTGGCCCAGGGCGCTCACCCAGTATTGGAGTCCCTTGCTCTGTTGGTCGCGCAGGGCCAGGGCAAGGGGGTTGTTATATTCAATCTTGAATCCCTGTTGCGCTACTTCCGCGGGCAATGGAGGCAAAACGCCGTTGCGAATCAACAATAAAAAGGATCGGGTGATTACTGGGTCGAATAGTTCTGTAAATAGCCGACCTATCGGCTTACTCATCTTCTTCATCCCCTCTTTGAGACGCTCGATAATCTCCACGGTCGTTCTGCGGTCCCCCGTCAGCATCGCAAGTTGCTCGAATACGTTCTTGAAGAATATCTCCTGAAGCCTCTGCGTGCGGTATTCGATCCAGTCTTTGCCTATCGGGAACGCACCCAACGCATTTCGCTCTATCGCTTTGATAGAATTGAGTTGGGTAACGAAGTTCTGAGCGCCGGGAGTAACGTCAACATCGCCGTCGAAGGTATCCAGGACTTCGAGGGGCGGGTTCACCCACTTATCAGCTGATTCGTCGAAGTCCTTGACGGCCCTATTGAGTGTTCGGGCCGCTCTCAGGGCTATTGAACCCTGCCCGCGTCCATAGACCTCGCCGTATATGATTCGATAGCGGGGTACGGCGAACGGGAACTCCTCGTACCCGCCTTCCTGGATCGTATGCTCGTCTTTTTCGTTCACATAGACCGACTCAAAGGGCATGTTCATATTGTCGATCATTGTCTCATCGCGTTCCGCACGCGGGCGCACGATGTGGATGATATTGAAAACGTCGTTTCGCGTCTCAGGTTTGTCGTATGCCTTGACGATACTCTCCCCTACGTTTTCGGCCTTCCAATCCTGAACGCATTGCCGGGCCGTCATCGGGACCGTCATCATCAGGGTGTCGATAATCCCCTTACTGTTTTCGAGGCACTGATACATTCCGATCCCGTAGTCGCGGAAGTTTAGTCCCGTCTTAACCGTCCAATCGGAATAATGACAAGCCGTCCCGAACATCAACCACATCAGCAACGTCATATCGACCTGGGCCACGAAATTACTGTTGGCAAGTTGTTCATGCAACACTTCCGTTCCTTGCGAGAACTGTCTGCGAATCATCTGTGATTGACGTAAACGTTTGTCCGCGGGATGAATAGAGAAGAACTGCTGGCCTGCAGGCATGAGATTGTTCGATAGCCCGGACGCCATATTCTCCGACTCCTCCATCATCGTCACGTCGTAGATGTGGGTCATCAATTCCTGCCCGGGCGCGTAAGTGTCCGTGATGGGGTGTATGAAGGGACATCCTATATCGGATATTTCCTGCCAGAGCGACCGGAAGTTGGCCTGCTTCGCCTTCTCTCGGTTCCTCAAATCGACTATCTCTTTTGCTTTTTGGTTAGCCATTACCCACCCAATAGAGTTCTCTGTCCAACATCGGGCGGAACCAAGTCGCCCGTCAATATCGTTTGAGACCTTCCTTTTCGCTTTCGCATTGTCTGTGCGACCGCCTCATCCTCGATCTCTGGAATAGGAACGGGGTCCGGCACGGGCGGCGGGTTAGGGACGCTTGGCTTGCTGAACATCGAACCCATATCTACAACTCCGTAATGTAAGATGTCTCAAATAACTGCATGTGCAACCGTTCGTAGAGATCGCATAGATGCTTGTGCATATCCGACGCCATTGCCGACGCGCTGAGTATCAGGTGCGAAGCGCCTTTTGCCTTCGCCCATCGTTTCGCTTCGTTCATCATAAGTATCGCCCCGATTCGGAACTCAGGTATTACATACCAGTATTTTTCAAAGGCGATGGGACGCAGGCCCAGGAACTTCGGCACACAGAACAGACTCATAAAGCCCACATACCCTTCCTTTTCATCGACCAGGCCGATAACGCACCCTGCTTCCGTTGCCAACCATTCCTTCGCGTCGGCGATAATGCTCTCGGCGGTGACGTCGAAGCCGAACTCCTTGCCCCGGTGCTCGGCCATCCAGTGCATCCCGACTTCGTATAGAACATCAATGTCTTCAACGTATTCGACTCTCATTGGTGCCCGAAAATCCTAACGTAGTTCTCATCGAACTTCTTCTTGTCGATATGTCGGAACCGGTCGCCCTTGCCGGCGACTCCTCGTTTCGCTCTCGGTAGTGTCACGCCGTCCCGGTCGCAGACGCCCCGCTCGCGGGCCTCGACGATCTTCGCCTTGATAATTTCCTCGTTCTTGAATGTTCTTTCAGCAACGTACATAGTCATTCTTCGCGTGGCTTGACCGCGGCCGAGTCCACTCCCGCGCCATCGGCGCCGTTATTCTCGATGCCGCCAATAAAAAAAAGTTGATTGCATTACGGTAATGGTCATTCGTGCCCCGATAGCGCCGAATCAGTCCCCCTTGTCTCTTGTCTCGCTCTTCAATACACACGGGGTCAGTCACCTGTCTTACGAATTCGGAAATCTCCGGCGATTTTCTCGGTATTAGGATACGATTCTCAGAGAAGAGTTTCCCGCTCGCATCGAAAATCTCCGTCCGGTTCACTTTAACCAAACCCGTTTTATCATTGAACATCACGCCCACGGGACTCGATTCGCTATATTCGAGTAGATGAATCTTGTACTTCTCGTCTCTCTGAAAATCCCTGGCGGCATCCGCGTTGGGGCGCAAATCCACCACGGCCAACTTCACATTAAACCGTCTGGCCAGGTCGTGAATCTCTTCCCACTTTGAGACATGCGCCACCCTAAGAATCTTGAATGTTTCCTCTTTTCCTTCACGACCTCCCTTACGCCCCGTCTTAATGCCGATGACAAGGTGTTTTATGTCCCCCTGGTCAACACCCATAATGCACGGGCCCTCGCTGGAATCCTCCTGGTTGTAGTCCCCACAGCAAGACAAAACCTGCATGTGAGTCAACTGGTCTTCTGAGGAAATATACGGCATACCCAAATTGATTCGGCACACATCGCCTATATTATCCTGGGGGGGATAACGATACTTCTGAAGAATCTTTGCTGGATCGCTGTATGGAATAATCAACTGTGACCATCGCCAACCGTGCATCGTATTGCTGTTCGCTGGAACATCTGGCTTCCAGGTTCCTGTCTGATTGGTTATTTGGGCCCCGCACCGCCGACAACCTAAATACCCCGTCCCATCCGGTCGAATTCTAATGAACGACGGATTATCAAAGAACTCTTTTTCCGCACAAGTCTCCGTCCCACATTTGACGCATGTCATCCACCAGTGCCTCTGGTCGGATTCCTGGAAAAAAGCGTCTATGCCTTTGCGGGGAACCCCTGGATTGCCAATGTATATCTCATCTTTAATCTCCGAAGCATCCATTCGCCCTATCGCCTTTGCAATAGTGTCCGAATCCATCAAATCAACTTCGTCGAAGACGGTTGCATCCACGCTGATAGCCTTCAACTGCGTCGATTCCTGGTATCCAACATCCAACTTCTCGCTCAAGTTGCCGCCGCGAAGGTATAAATTCCCGCCATTCACCTTCTTCAAACCGGCGGTGTTTGTGTCTTCTATGTACCGCCCTATCGCGCTGGGATTATCCTGAATCAAGGGCGAAAATCGACTTTTGGAATACTCCTGAACCGATGCCGTCGTTGGAAATAAATATAACACCCCCTGCGGGTAACGCTTGAAAATCATCCCGTGAAGCATTATCAGCATTACGATTAAACTCGCCCCGCCCTGCGTCCCCTTCATCATACACTTACGCGAAAACCTATCCTGCATCGGTTCGAGTAGGTACTCTCGACCCTTAAACGTGAAGACCCCCTTCTGCAACTTGATCTG